CAGTAAGCGCACCAAGTATTCTCAATGCTGCATCAGGCGATCTGCTCAGCTGTGAGATGTCCGTATCAATCCTAACAAGTTGGAGTTAATATGTCCGAGTGGGAAAAAGAAAACGAAGCCTTCCTGATCAAAATCGGGCAGGTAGCACCAGCATCACCAAAGCCAGCAACTACTAAGAAAGACGAGGAATAATCTCATGGCTGTATTTCTAAATAACTTGGTCGGCGTGAAGATTAACTCTGTTGATCTTTCAGACCATGTAACATCTGTAACAATCAACCGCGTATTTGATGAACTAGAAGTTACTGCAATGGGTGACAGTTCACACAAGTTTGTCAAGGGTCTTGAGTCATCTACAGTGACAATCGACTTCCTTAACGACACAGCATCTGCAAACGTATTGGCAACACTACAAGCTGCATGGGGAACAACAGTTACAGCTGTATTCCTACAGACAAAGGGAACAGCAGTATCTGCTACTAACCCTCTGTACACAGTTTCATTGCTAGTCAATAACACAACAGACATCAATGGTGCTGTTGGCGATATCGGCACACAGTCAATCACATTCACTGCTAACTCAACAGTTGCAGTAGCCACTACAGGCACATTCTAAACAACTAAACAAAGGGGCAAACCATGGCAAGACTAAAGATAGTTCGACTAGATGGAAGCGTATTAGAAGGCGAGATCACTCCAGCAGTGGAGTATTCGTTTGAGCAGTACGCTAAAAAGGGTTTCCATAAGGCGTTCCGCGATGAAGAAAAGCAGAGCGATGTCTATTGGCTAGCATGGGAAGTAACACGCAGATCAGGTGAAACTGTCAAGCCTTTCGGGATGGACTTCATTGAGACACTTAAAAGTGTTGAGGTGCTTGACTCCGACCCTTTAGCTTAAAGCGCGATCAACCATTCACCTACTTAATCGCTCGCTTGAGCATTAGGTTGGGGATCGCGCCACAGCAACTGTTAGAACTAGATAAGACCATGTTCGATGCACTTCTGCAAGGTCTCAAAGATGAAGCAAAGGAGGTAGACGATGCCAGTAAACGTAAAGGGCGCCGTTAATCTCCGCAAGGCTTTGCGTAAATTTACTCCCGATCTTGCTAAAGAAACTCAGCAGAATATCGCTGGGGCGTTAAAGCCAATCACTAAAACCGCTAAGGGTTATTTGCCAGATGATAGTTCAGTCCTAAGCGGATGGTTGCCTAGAGAAAATTCTCAGGGTAACTTTCCAACTTATACTGCCCGCATTGCTAAGGCTGGAATTGGTTACAAGACCACACCATCAAAGGCAAATCGCAGAGGCTTTAGATCATTGGCTCGCGTATTCAATAAAAGCGCAGCTGGTGCAATCTATGAAACTATGGGTCGTAAAACTCCGACCAGTCGCTTTGTTCAGAATCAGAATAGTAAGTATGGCGCACAAATGAAGGGCAATGGCAAGATGGAAGGTCGTGCCTTGTTTCGAGCCTATGAAGAAAACAATGGCAAAGCCAGAGATGCAGTCCTTAAAGCCATCAAGATGGCATCAGATAAACTTAACGCTAGAGCGACAGTGAGAGGCTAATCATGGCAAATATAGTCATAGATATTGCAGCCGAGTTCACAGGCGGTAATGCCTTTAAGAAGGCAGAAACCTCAACAGACAAACTTAGCCGAAGTGCCAATAAACTGGGTAAAGCATTTATTGGACTTTACAGCACTCAAAAGATATTGGCTTATGGAAAGGCTTCGCTTCAAGCAGCAGCAGATGATGAGAAGGCTCAAAAGCAATTAGCGTTGGCTCTCAAGAATGTTGGGCTTGGTAGAGATGTTGCTACATCCGAAGAATACATCCAAAAGTTACAAAAAGAATTTGGCATTTTAGATGATGAGTTACGCCCTGCCTATCAGACTTTAGCAGTAGCCACGCAAGACACAGCAGAATCTCAAAGACTCTTGCAACTTGCCCTAGATATATCTGCTTCAACTGGCAAGGATCTAGGCTCAGTAACAGCAGCCCTTAGCAAGGCTTATCTTGGAAATAACACTGCCCTATCTAAATTAGGCGTTGGTATCTCTAAGGCTAGTCTAAAAACTAAATCTTTTAAGGAAATCACAGATGACTTAGCAGTTACTTTTAAGGGTGCTGCAACACAGTCTGCTAATACCTTTCAAGGGTCAATGGATAAATTAGCCGTTGCCTCAAATAATGCCAAAGAGATTATTGGTCAAGGTTTAATGGATGCCTTACAAGGACTAGGCGAAGATACTTCAGTAGATGATCTAGCAACCAGCATGGAAGGCGTTGCCCTTGCTGTTGCGGATGCCATTCGTGGTGTTGGTGTTTTAATTGAATATTTACAGAAAATACCTGGCTTAAATAAGTTAATTGAACTTGGCATAAAGATGTGGGTAACTACACCACTTGGTGCGCTAAGTAAGCTTGGTCAGAATGATCGATTGAATCAAGCAGCTAAAGGTGTAAACAGTCCAGAGGGATTAGCCCATCTTGCTGAATTAGAATCTAAATATACTTATCAAACTCTTAAAAATAGCAAAAAACTTACAGCAGAGGAATCAAAGCAACTCAAAGCCAAACAGTTAAAACTGGCTATTGACAAGGCTAACCTTGCTCTTGGTAAAGGCTCTAATGTCTTTGACATGGAGAAGATCCAATTGGCTGTAGCTGAGAAGAATCAGGCTGAGCAACTAGGCAAGATAACAAACCAAACCCAACTGCTACAGATCACTAATGATCTTGCTCGCTTGGAAGTAAAGCAATCTATCCTTGATCTAGAAGATGCTATTGCATCTAAAGATGTTGCAGCCATTACCAATGCAACCAATAAACTTAACGCAGACCTTAAAGTGCTTGGTGCCTTGAATGGTCAAAAGGTCAAACTTACTGAAATTGAAGACATCCTAAAGGCTATGCTTCCTAAGGACTTAATCAACATAGCCAACCTAGATGAGGCTATTGCTAAGTTAAAGCAAATAGGTGTCACTTCAGCAACACCAACAGGCACTCCTACTGCTACTCCAACAGCAACAGTAACTAAAACAATTACAGAACTTCTTGCAGCTGGTAGTTTTGTTCCTGTTGTTCCAGGCACAGGTGGAGTTATGGGAGGTTCATCTACAGCAGGCAACTACGCCTCTAGCGGTTTCCCAGGAGCACAAAAGAATGGCGGCAATATCAGTATTGTAGTCAATGGCGCAATAGATGCTAATAGCACAGCAGATGCGATATTAAAGGTTCTCACGGATGCAGCTAATAATACTGGCAATAGTTACAACTTGGGCACTGGCTCAAAGAATACGACATACGTAGTATGACATGGACAATTAATCCCACAATTACGATAGATGGCACTGCGTATGTCAATAATGCTATTGGAGCGATTAACATTGACTATGGTCGCAGTACAGTCTGGGAGCCTACAAGAGCAGGCTATTGCCGCATTCAGTTAGTAAATACTAACAACACTAACTATCCTATAGACATTAACGATCCTGTTACAGTCAAAGTTCGCAATGCAACTAACACTGCTGATATCACAGTCTTCACGGGCAATGTAACTGCTGTAGATAATCAAGGCGGTGTCTCTACTCCTACAGGTACAGTTGCCTATGTAACAGTTACAGCTGTGGCTCCATTGACACAACTATCTAGGACTCAGGTTGGTCAGATTGCTTACCCACAGGAGAACGAGTCTCAACGCATTACTCGCATTCTTAACGAGACAAGCATTACCAAAGACATTATCGACTCTGGTACTTATACCCTGATCGCTAGACCTGCCAATCCTAACGATGCTTTAACCCTATGCAACGCATATGCCAATACTGCTACAGGCGCAATGTACGAGACTCAGGCTGGGGCTGTGGGATATGCCAATGAAAACAGGCGCAATCAAGATGCCATCCTTTATGGCTATTACTCAATTGCCCCTAGTTATATCGTAGCCAGTACCTTTAAGAGTAACCTGAGCCAAGGCGATGTAATCAACAGCGCGAAGATTAAATACAATGGCTCAAACTATGTCACTGTCACTAGCTCTGGCTCAACAAGCAATTACGGCACAATCGCGGCAACCCTAGACACAGACATTGCTACCGAGGCAGATGCAACACTTCTAGCCAACATCTATATCGGCATGCGAGCCTACCCAAAGACATCTATGTCCTCTGTTGAGGTTCGGATAGATGATCCAGACATGGATGCAACTACCCTCAACAAGATGCTCAACATCTACTTTGGTATGCCTGTCCAGATCGCTGGACTACCAGCCACAGTATCAGCCTCAACATATTATGGATTCGTTGAGGGATGGAACCTAGCATTCAGCCAATTATCGGCTAGAATTACCTTACGCACTACAGAGAAAACTTACAGCTACCGCTTTACCCAGTGGGAAGATGTAAGTCCAGTCCTTCAATGGAATGCGGTAGGGGCAACGCTAACATGGCTAACATACGAGTAAAGGATAGATAATGCCAAGCACAACTAACTTTGGCTGGACAACTCCAGCCGATACAGATCTGGTCAAGAATGGTGCTAACGCTATTCGTACGCTTGGCAACTCTATCGACACGACTACAGAAGATATTTACTTTCTTAACCTAATGGGAGCAATCTAATGGCTAATACACTCAAAAAACTATTTAGGGGTGCTGCTACTACTACGACTACTACAGTCCTCTACACAGTGCCAGCATCTACGACTACAGTCGTGAGTAATATCTGTATTACCAATACAGCTGCTACTGCCGCGACATTTACACTGGGCATGGGTACAGCGGGTGCTAACACAGCATTGCAGACCACTACAGCCATTGCTGCTAACACGACTATCTATCTAGATATTCGACAAGTATTAGATACAACCAACACAATTACTGGCGGGGCATCTGCCATAACTGTGTCATTTCATATTAGCGGAGTGGAGATAGTTTAATGGGATCTAGTCAAGTACCAGCGGGCAGTACCTCGGTTGTTGCCCCTAGAGATTTAACACTTCAGCAGACAATCACATCTGGAACATCTGTAAGCATCCCCGCAGGCATTACAAATGTCTGGGTAATATGCGTATCGGGTGGCAATGGTGCTCGTGGTGGAGGATTAGTAACAGGAACTAGCAATGCTGGCGGTGGTGCAGGTGGGGTGATTGCATATGGTTGGACTCCAGTTTCCTCAACTTGTGTAATTGGTGCAGGCGGAGCAGGCGGTCCAGGTGGTTCAGGTGGTGGCGCTTCGCCTGGTAATGGTGGCGCGACAACTTACGGAACTATAAGCGCATTTAATGGTGTTTTTACTAATTATGATGGTACTAACATTCCTGGTAATACAGCAGGAGTCACAGCAGGATCTGGCGGCGCTGGCGGCGGCGGTGCTGGTGCCGCATTTACTGGAACTACAGGTCGTATGGGCGGCGTATGGGGTTCAATTGCAGTAGCAGGTGCACCAGGTTCAGCAGGTGTTGCAGGCGGGGCAGCAGGTTCAGGATATTACCCAGCAGGCGGCGGTGGCGGCTTCGGTAGCGGTAGCGCTGCTGGTACCGCAGGAGGTGTAGGTAGTAATGGCACTTCAGGCGGTGGTGGTGGTGGTGGTGGAACCGCTGCTTTATTTAGTTTTGCAGGTGGCACAGGCGGAGCAGGTGGCAAAGGTTTTGCAGCAGGTGGCGGCGGAGCAGGTGGTAACGGCAACTTTGTAGTCAGTAATGGCGCAGGCGGCGGTGGCGGTGGATTATTAGGTACTGGATCGGCTGGAACTGCTTCGACTGGCGGAACTGGTGGCGGCGCGGCTGGTGCAGGTGGGGCAATAAGCACTGGCGGCGCAGGCGGTAACGGCGGCGGTGCTGCGGCTACAGTTTATACAACAGGTGGAACTGGCGGCGCGGGTGGAAGCGGCGGTGGTGGCGGCGGCGGCGGTGCTCACGGATCTGTTACTGCAGGAGCAGGCGGCGCTGGCGGCGGCGGTTGCATCCTTATTTACTATTAAAATTGAGGGGAAATTATGACTACACGATATGAATACAAATGCGATCAATGCGATGCTAATTATGTTGAGCAACGCAGAGACACAGAATCACAATTCATCACAGTATGCGATG